CCATGTTGTAGTCAGACCGGGACTAATAACAACTCCAACCTGAACTAACGGAGTACCATCTAGTGCTACAAGACTCATATCGTCACCGTCACAGGATTTGTTAATTCAGAGATAATCTGTGCTCTGGTCTTTCCAGCCATGTGGACTTTGAGAATAAGTAATTTAAGCATATCTTGTTGGTCCTGAGTTAGGTTGGAAAGGGGAGAACGAACATCATCAGTATCATAGACAATACGCTGGCTAGCACCTCCGTTGACCGATATGTCAAACTGAGTGTGACCTCCACCAGTACAACGATCAACGAAGGTGTATGTAATTGTAGCCATTATAGTGTTATTTCCCCTGACCAAGCCTCCGGCTGACTGGCTAGAGACAGATTCTTGACATGACAACGGATATTCTTACCAGTCCACTCTGCGTCTAGTGTTGGATTTGATCCTTCAGCTAGAACGATTGGAACACCGTTAGCATAGTAACGATATTCAATATGTGAACCGACAGTATTAGGAACGACAGTTATAGCTAATCCAGACTTAGAGATAACCGGAAGGGCTGAGAAACCATTAGGAATAATTTCTAGATCAGTCGCTAACTGCATAACTTCGACAGAATCAACTACATAATCGATAATTTCTGTACTTACTAGATCACGATTACCGTGGTCAGAAGCAAGAGCACGATCAACGATCAGATACTTGAGCATCGAAAGAGCGGGAATAGTTGGGCAACGAGCAGTTTCATAATAAATTCCACCCTGTCCATTGTACCAGTACGTAATATCATTGGTAACTCGTACAGCTACTTCATGCCAGTTCCCGTCGAACATGTTGAATGTAATCGGGAAGTTATGAGTTGGTGAAAGCACACGATCACCAATACGCTCGTTCAGGTCAGCAGGAACGATAGTAGGGTCTGCAGGGAATGCAAACTGTCCCTTGTGGACGTGAAGGTTGGCATCAGAGAATGCTCCATCCTTGCCTGTATTCTCCATCCAATCTGGCTCAATACGCATCCTAGTGCGCTGGAATAGATGCTCTCGGCTATAAGCCCAGAAGGCATCGAAGATACCGGGATATGGCGGAGTTAGTCCGGGAGAGTACTTGTAACGGAACTTAAAGATACCATTACCCCAAGCACGACCAAGACCATTGTTGTTGACAGTACACATAGCACCAGTCTTCCAAACACCTCCCACGTTTAGTAGACGAAGTGCAAGAGTTCCAGTACCACTAGTATCTAGTAGATAAGCTTCTGTACAGGGAAGACCTGAAGTCTCACGCCAGCGAGCACTCTGAGGACGAGCCTCATTCCAATATGGAGCAAACCATGGAGAGTTCTTAGCACCAATCAGGTCAGACTGTGGCATCTGATCAGCTCTGTCGAAGTCAGTCTTGAAGACTGTGACATAACCTGCTTCAGTATAAGTCTGTTCTCCACGGTGTGCAGCGTAAGTGCTGTCTGTGACTGTGTTAAAGTTAGACCACACTGCAGAGTCATGTTGATAGACCGCATGTCTAGCTGGCATGTCGGCAACACGAGGAGGATTAGTCTTAAAGCGATGACCGACAGGAAGTAAATCTTGTCTTCCAGCACGATGATGTGCCCATCCAAGCATACATTCGATCTGCTCGTCCGTTAACTCACCATCACCGAACCATGCTGAGTCGATCCATGTATCAGCACCAACATTACCAGAAGTCTGGCCAATAGAAGTCGAGACAGAAACATTTGGAACTCGGAAGGCTGTGAAGTCATGAAAGCCGATGTACTGGCCGTTGATATAGTAATGAACTTGAGAGCCACGACGATAACAGAACAACACCTGCCAGCCATTGGTATCAATGGGCCCACGTAGAGCATGAGAACTTCCGTCAGCGACAGAAGATATCATTGTGTTGTCGGCCTTGTTGAACCACACGAAAGGCTGACGATTAATATTAGCCCCGCCAGTGCCGTTGATGCAGACGATCTGTCCATCACCAGTCGCATTAGTCATATCAACCTTAGCGATAACGGTCCACCAACGATGTGAATAAGCAGCATCAGAATCTTGAGAAAGACCAAGACGCTTCGGCAACCCCTTCTGGAAGTAGACACCACCTTGATTAGGCAGCTTGACTGGACGGTTAGCTATGACAGACTGTGTAGGTGTAGCGGGATTTCTACCACGAGCAAGCCAAGAAGAGACTTCTCCATCGAGGAGGTCTTCCTGCAACCATGCTCTATGGACCTGTTGAGGAAACATATCAGAAGGACTGATTCTATCAGCCGTAGTCACAGTAAATAGACTAGTAACTGAACCGACAGTCAGGGCTCCCGAAAGAGGAATATTAGGAACTAAACTAGAAGCGACCTGCAGTCTAAACTTATCACCTGCCACAGCAGCGGTATCAACTGTGATCCAAGGTCCACCATTCTTGGAGAATGGAACTGAACTACGGACGATGACTGCTTCGTTGATTCCTGTAATAGTTACTTCGTTACTAGTATAGATGACACCCTGCAGAGCGTTAGTAACTGGAGTGAATGTAAATGGATCAGGTGTAAGATCACCAGAACCACCACCTCCAGAAGATTCACAATCTGTGAGTTGCTGTTGCAAAGATGCGATTAGGATATCCTTAGCTGCCAGTTCGGCTGCTTCCTGTGCTGTGACTAGTGCTTGAAGATCAATCATTAGATCGCTACCCCTGTATCATAATCAACATTGCCAGTGATCGACACTGAACCATCAATCGCCCAGTATCCTCCGTACTGACCCTTCTGGATCACGTTGTCCTTGAACACGGTTCCTGTAGGAGCACCGGGTGATGTGCCTCCAGTACCTTTTGGACCGATCACACTGTAGAGTGGGAATGCATACTTCGCGGTCGGCATATTCTTGAGGCGGTTGTGCTGCACAGTCGTGTTGACGATCGGGCCAAAGTCGCACTTGAGAAATATCGCAGACGTCCCACAAGCTTCAATATGATTATCACGAATGATCGTCCCATTTTGTCCACCTTGAACAGAGATGCCGTCTGGGTGACCTTCCACAGTGTTATTCAAGTCGTGGATGTAATTAGCCTCGACCAAATGAGCACCGTTCTGCAGGACTATGCCGTTCTCTGCACCTGAGATATTGCAGCGTCTAATAGTTGAATTGCTGCCGCTCAGGATCGGAGCATTACCGCCGTGAGCGATGAACGTACAATCTTCAACAAGAAGACCATTGCACTCACTAGCTTGAATACCCCACGTATCGCCATAATCAAAGCGACAGTTCTTGAACTGAACACCAGTGCCCGTTGGGATGACGCCGAAGCTGAAGGTCTTGTTAGTGATGACCGTCCCGGCAGCAATATTGACTGGACCGGTGTAAGCAGTTAGCGTTCCCTTTGCACCAGTATTAGTAGAGTCTGGCCATGCAGATGGAGGGGGAGGAAGTATAACGTCAGGATGACTGGCCTTATACGCATTGAATTGTGCGAGAAGGATTGCATAGGCAGCATCCTTCGCCGCGAGTTCTTGTATTAGTGCAGCATTTACGAGTGCCTGTAGATCGATCATTATACCACCGTATTGTTGACGATAGTTGAACCTGATGTGACACCGACGACTGAATTAAACCCAGTGGTCTTGTCGAACCAATAATTGTCACGGACAGTAGATACGCCTGTGAGTTCTACCGATCCGGCACCTGATGTATTGATATCTATCTTGTTACGCTGAAATAGACCAGCTAGCTTGGCAGCTTTACCATTACCGGTAGTTGGAACGAATACACAATCAACTATGGCAGGATTTGCACCCTGACAATCGACGCCGATTGCTCCACTATACGTGACCTTGCAGTTACGCAGAGTGAAATTTGCTCCAGTTACTACTAGAGAAGTAACAGTGAAACTCTGATTTTCGATCAGCACATTATCACCAGTCACAGGTGAAGTTACTGTCGTTGTTGGAAGAGACCCTCGTGTTCCTGTATTCCATGTGCTTGGCACAGGAGCGGAATTAAGTTGAGTCTGTAGAGCAGCGATTTGTGCATTTAGAGAGACAATCGTTGCATCAAGAGTAATGATCTGATTCTGTAAATCAGTTACCTGAGCTGTCAGAGCAGTAATCTGACTATTAAGTGGACCGAGGGCTGCAATAGCAGCATCACGATCAGCTTGAGCCTGAGTTAATTGTGTCTGAAGACTGTTTATCTGCGCATTAAGCGGAGCAACAACTGAAGCTTCCGCAGCATCCCATAAGTCCTGTAAGATAATCATGATTACTCCAATTCAGTTATGTTACATTGACCATTTGCAGCTGTCCAAATACCACGAGCAGGACCAGTATAACCTTCAATAGCATAACTCGCATTAGAAGCTAACTGTATTGAATGGCCTGATGTAGCTGTAGAAGCCGTTGTACCGAGCGAAATAAAGAGGACAGAAGTACTAGTATTCTGAAAGATAATTGCCTTACGAGCTAAGTTAGTTCCAATTAAAGCAACATCAGTGTTCGAACTAGCTACGGAAGTAATAGTTGGTCGTGCAAAAGACCTTAGTGTAATTTCAGCCATATTAAATCCTTAATAAAAAGGGGAGAGGTTAGTCGAAACCAGAGCCCCTCCCCATATCATATTAGCCAGTGAACAGTGCAGTACCGACGAACTCGTTATCGTTAATGTCAGTTACTTCAGCCCATACAAGAATTTTACCTGTAGTGGCAATTGTAGTACCTGCAGTAAATGCGATATCGATCGTATCAGCAGTAGCATTGTGGAACGGCACCTTTGCAGGAATAGCCGCAGTCATAGAACCGGCAGTAGCTGCGTCAAAGTCGAAACCTGTAGCGTAACGAGCGGTATCACCACCATCACCCAGAGTTGCGGTCTGATCAGCTGAACCGTTAACGGCTGTGACAACGTACATCCCAGCGTCCTGCACAACGCAGCCTGCTGGAATACGGATTGCCTCGATTACGTCAGCGTTGGTAAGAGCAGAGCCCTTAGTAGTCGCTGCGACAGCCATGTCGATTAACTTCTTATATGTAGTACTCGCGGCCTTCCACTGCTTGGTAGAACCAGTAGTAGCAGTAGCAGCCTGAGCCATAGAAACAATAGCCATAAGTTTTCTCCTTTATCAGCTAAAATTATACGTTGATATTGTACCAGACGCGGAAGAGAGCTTCTGGACGAAGAATCTTACGACCATAAAGGTGCATACCACGGCAGACGTCACCGAAGAAGTCCTGTGAACGGAACTTCTCTGTCTGAGTCAGCTGCTGTGCAGTTGCTACAGAACTCTTGTGACCAAACATGATGATACCATAGTTTGAAGACGAACCGTTGTTATCTGCGGTTGAAGCACCAGTACCAACGAATGGAAGGTTATTGCTCTGGTAGATCGTGAAACCACGAATCTGCTTCTCAGAAAGCTTACCATTAGTTAGCTGATCTGCACCGGGATTGTAGTCGTTATTGATGAGCTTTGAGTTCTCATCCATCAGGATTTCAGCGAAGACTGGATCGATAACGCACCAGCGGCCTTCCTGAGGAACGTTATTGACGTTCATAAGACGTAGGACACGGTTCATGATCTTGAGAGGGGTGATGTCGAAAGTACCATCAGTACCAACGGCGACAGACTCAGAAGAAGAACCACCAGTAACGAATGTTGCACGAGTAAGCTTGTTAACTGCGAACAATTCGTCTGAAGCTGCAGTTGACCAAGCGGCCTCACCAGCAGAAGCTGTACGAGCGGTATAGCTAGTAATAGTGCCCTGTGAGTCGTATACAGGAGTATAACCTGAGAGGTAAGCTAGGACTTCAGCGTCGTAACGGTCACGCATACGATAAGCTGCGCGGTTAGAAGCCATGTCCATCCACTCAACGTGGGCCTGCTGCTTCTCGATATCGTCCATTTCAAAAGCGAAGTAGTTGCTCTGATCGACAATGAGAGAGAAGTCCTCATCATTTAGAGCCTGAGTGATAATCTGTGTACCGCGCTGTAGAGGACGGACAACGATTTCTGGCTCTTTGAGGATTTTAACGGTGTCGCCCATGTTAGCGATTTCACCAAAGTAGTCTGAGTTAGTAATATCTTCGACAACTGACTCTTTACGAAAGACCTTCTGGACTTTCTTAGAGAATACAGCTGGTACGAAATCTCCATTAGGCAGGTTAGTCCAACCTGCGGCTGATGGAAAACCTGTTGAAGAAACAGTAGCCATTTCTTATTTCCTTTAAATGTAGGTTAATGTTGATTGTTGAAAAAGAATCATCTACATCTAAGGGGTCTTTTGTTTCTGAGGAATCCTTTCGGGGCTCTCAAAAGAGTGATCTTATTGTATGCGTGTTCTTATAGAGGAGGTAGCTTAACGCGCGGCTCCGTGAATATCATCTACGAACCGTCCTTCTAGCATAGCTTTATTGACCATTGCATCAATCTCATCAGTATACTGTTTATTAGATAATTTAGCGATATCTGATGCATAAACAAGGTCAGGACGACGGTCTACTTGTGGTGGGGCCGAATTATTACGGGTAACCACCGATCTTGCTGCATCACGGGCAACTTCTTTCTTAGGTTCTGGCTTCTTAGTCAGAGCCTTGTATAGAGAAAGAGCATAAATCGCAGTGTCTGCAGCGTCTTCTAAATCCTCATACGGGATTGGTTGCTCAGAATCGAATACTGAGCGAATATGTTTAGGTTGTTTCTGAATCCATTCATTGAAGTCTTCATCACTCTGGAGTTCAGGAAAATCACCATGTTCTCCGATGATTCGACCCATTTGTCTGTTAAACTCTACTTCATAACGTTGAGTAGCTAGATCAGATTTCTGAGCATCAACATCAGCTCGTAAGTCTTGGACCTTCTTCATAGCAATGGTTTCGACGATAGCAGCGACATCAGGGAATTTAGCGACCCATTCTGATACTTCTTCTTCAGTCTTCGGAAACTTAATCTGCTTCTTAGTAGCATCAGCAAGCTGAACTTGCAGTGTTTCTACCTGTTTGACGAGATCATTTTCTCGCTTCTGGAAGTATGACTTAGTATCCGAGACTCTCTTTTCGAGGGATTTAATCTGTTTTGTGACTGCATCTTCTGCAGAAACTTCTTGTCCCTGATCATCGATTACATTACCATGCTTGGCAGCTTCGACAGCTTTTATTTCTGCTTCAAGAGCAGCATCTTCACGAGCAGCGCGTAGAGCACGAGTATTAACAGTTCTTAATGTATTATTCACAATTTCTCCTTGGGGCACGGTCGCCATAGAATGGGGCGTGGATGCCAATTCGTTGTTTATCGAGGGCCACCAAAGCCACCATAACCGTAGCTTCCAGTTGCGCCTTGATCATTTTTATTCTTATCATTATTATGATTATTAGTATTAGAACTCCCTAGTCCAGAAGACATTCCAGTACCACCCATCTGACTAGGATTAGATGGGGAGGATGATTTGCTCGAACCTGAGAAACCATTATTATTTGTATTTGTGTTGTTATGGGTATTCGAAGTACCTGCTCCGAAACCACCCATATTGCCATAACCAGAGAATCCACTATTATTAGAAGACCCTCGGTTAGCTGTATTTGTATTAGCCTTACCAAAACCAGAACTCATACTTACTCCACCCATTTGAGATGGATTAGAAGGATTTGAAGCTCCAGAATTCATATTCATTGTAGCAGGACGATTGGCACCAAAAGAAGAATGACTAACCGTGTTACCCATGCTTCCCATAGATGCCATAGCTTTAGCTGCTACCTCAGCTGCCTTCGCAGCGCGATCATAATAGCTAGTACTATATTCAGCAAAACTCATCTTAGAGAAATCAGGAGTGCCTTCCAAAGAAAGATTAGGATGTTCAATTCCATAAGCTTCTTCTGCAGACTGAGCCCAGTCAGGTGTTACACCGAAGGCATGATAACCCGTCTTAGTGAAAGTCTCATTGCTCCATTTCGGAGTAGTGATACTAGGATTATAATAATTAGTATAACTATAGCTTGTTGGTTGAACTGTGCCTGAGTAGTATCCATCAAGAGTGCCCATAATAGCATCTTTATACTTAGCAAAGTTATTATCTGTAGTCGCTAAAGGATGAGTAGTCACACCGTTAATCGTTACAGAAGGGAGAAGGGAATTGTACTGAGAACCTTTTAGAACTCCACCAACGCTTCCGACTTTACCAATCCTGTTCTCAACAGTAGTAACCATATTAGCAAACTCAGCCTGAGCTTTAGGATCACCATTTACTAATCCTTGAAGAGTAGCACCGGACATCTCGCCCGCTAGGGCATGAGCAATAGCTTCTTTCTCTTCAGGAGTTCTCTGAATATAACCTTGAGCAGCGAGCTGTGCATAACTTTGAGCATGTGTAGGATCAACTGCACTATTAGGATTAGCCGCCGTAGCCTGAGTCTTGGTTCCAAAAGATTTAGTACTTTGGGCACCAGCCATCATCTCGGCTTGACGCTCTTCAGGAGTCATAGAAGTCTTATCGATGACATTCCTCATAGTAGAAGACATAGCCTTACGAGTCTGCATTTCCTGAGGAGTTAGATTAGTTTGACCTCCCTTAGTATCAAGTCCGAGGAAACCTTTTACTTTATTACCAATACCTCCGGAATCTCCGACTACACCACCACCAGTAAAGGATGGACCTTCACCAAGCTGGACACCATAATCCTTAGAACCAATCTTAGTCTTCCCAAGATATCCTTGGTTGTCTTTGATTATTCCCTTAACAGCATCTTTAGTAGTGCTCGGCTCCATACCGAGGTCTTTTCTGGCCTTGTCAGTAGCAGTCATAGAATTGACGTTGTATCCAATACTAGCTGCCTTAGCGGCTACACCCGGAAGACCGGGAAGTACAGCAGATGCTGCACCGAGCCAACCGGGTTTGTGTTTGAAGCCCCAAGAATTGGCTGCAGTTCTATCTGATTTTGCAGTACTGTTCCCGCGACCAGACGTAGTATAACTATTGTTCCGATCACCACCGAAATTTCCTGCTTGAGGATCAAGAGGTTTAGGAGCAGCGGGTTTATTATCGTCTTTAGTCTTAGTGTCTTTGTTATCTGTGTTATCAGAACCCGGGAGTTTACCCGTAAGAGTCATCGCATCGTAATCTGTAGTAGTCACGATGTCATAATTCTTAGCATTTGCAGCAGATACAGGTGCACCAGTCTTGGCGTCTATAAGGGTAGCCTTAAGAGTGCCATTCTTATCTCGGGTATATGTCTGAATAGCAAACTTCTTAGCCATATTATTTCACCTTTAAAATATTCTCAGCATACTCTTTAGCCTTGAGAAGGCGCTTTAATTCAATAATAGCACCCTGAGTTTGACCAACTTCATGCATGTCACGACAATCTTCTAATATATCATGTAGTGAATCAACTCTGTCTTTAACATAAATCTCTAGAGCTGCTTGATCAAAGTAATTATGAACTAATTTTGCTGTTTCTCTCTTCATCCTGTTGGTGGCCTTTCAGGTCCATTATTACCGCCTCCTGAGCCTGTGAAGCCCGGAGCACCGGGGGATTGTCCCTGACCGGGAGCAATATTCCCACCCCCATTTCCTGTAGCATCGGTTGGCTGGGGAACTGCAGCAGTATTACCACCGGCCCCCGCTCCGCTTTGCATACTCTCGGGAGGGATGCCCTGTGCGATCATGAGATTCTTCATTGCTTCGGCATTAAGGATAGCCTGACGCTGATCGTAAACTGCCTTGTCTTTTTCTAGTTCCATACTAGCAGCGAGTTCTCCAAGGAGATATGACCTGTTAGTAAATGGAGCATCCATAGGATTAGCTGTAACCTGTAGGAACTGTAGAATCTTCTGAGAACGGACTTCGTTCCTCATTAGACTATCAGTACCAAGAGCTACGATATCTAGATCACCGATGAACTTCTCTTGGAAATTAAACTGCATGTTAAAGGCATACAGCGCTTTGCCGAGAGGAACGAGGAGGTAATCATCGATATTACGGACAACACTTTTAATACTCTTGTCAGCAGCACCCATAAGCATAGACATGCCTGAGGCTGTTCTGCCTGTACTCATGACACCAGAAATGCCATGTGAGTATGAGGGAAGTCCGGTAGCTTCGTCAGCTAACTGACGGAACTTGTCAAATGCGAGAATACATTCCTGAGTGACATTCGGAAACTTAGTAGCGAAGATAGATTGGCCAACCTGACCATTAGTCTTGAAGACCTTGCCCGGATAGATATCGAAATCTTGACCGGGAACAAGATTATTCTCGTTGACTTCAAAGACGATGTTAGAACTCTTCACAGCATTATCGATGAGCATACGGATAAATCCATTCATCATCAGCTGTGTGTCAGCCATATTCTCAGCGACACCAATACCAAAAATGCTATATGGGTTTAACTCATATGGAGCGATATAGTAAGGAATTCTAGCAGGAGTAAATGGATTGAAGACAAGACGAAGGAGTTGGTTATTACAAATCCATGCATTTACTTGGACTTCATCATAATCTTTGTACTGCTCTGGGATTTCTAGACCAGCTTGTTCAGCGACTTCTTTATCTACGAGACCCCAGTATTCTAGGACTTCATAGCGTTCTGTGCCTTGATCATTCTTTGAATCACGGAGAGTGTTCTCCCAGTATTCATCCTCATAGTTAGGACCATAAGAAATAGCAAGATCAATACTCTCAGGACGAAAGAAAGGACGCTTCTTAAGTTGGCGGACCTGACTCTTTGAGAAACGATATCTCTGAGTTAACCGTTCCATTTCATGAGGTTTACGAGCTTCTCCGTCTGGATAAATATCCCAGACTGAAACCTGAGTCATCTCAGGAACATCTTTCATAAGAGGGGTGTACTGACCAGTATTATCCCACTTAGGATATTCCTTGCTCTTAAGGACTGGGCCTTTAAATATACCAGTACCTAGGAGACAGAACTCAAAACAAAATGCACGAAGATGCTTAGTGGCATCGGACTCTTCTAGCTGATCCTGAATTGTATCATTCATCAGCTTTGCTGCGTCAGCAGCAGGAGAGAATACAGCAGCACTTGGTGTGCTGATAATCCCAGAGACTAACTTATCTTTTACATCCTTTACCTTATCCTCTACAGGACCAAGAGCCTGAAGAATGCTTGGACGAGCGATGGTTGCTGAAGTCTGAGGAGCAGGAGCAGCACCACCTTGGGTGGGTGGCTGTGAGTTTTCGGGTGACTTGGGATCGAAGGAAACATCCTTCTCAATACCTACAGGAACTGTAGTAGGCTGGACACCAATAGGAAATCTGTCTGATAAAAGGACTTCAGTAATCTGTGCATACGCCGCATTGACTTTCATTGCAGTCATACGAAGGAATACACGAGACTTTTCTGTAGCAGTAAACTGAGTATCAGGACCTGACAGACCACGGAAGTTAGTATACGCCTGAAGCATTCTTTGCTCGTCAAAATAACGAGCTACTTTATCCTTATTGAAGCGTTCCATAATATAGGAGACGAAAGCAGAGTACTTCAGATTCTCTTCTGTGACTGCTTGTACACCTTTAGGTTCTTGAAGAGACAGAACTTCTGACGTCTCCATCATTCCAATAGGACTCATTGAGAGGGACTGAGTGCTTGGACCCATCATGGAAGATGTCATAGAACTGCTTAAAGGCTGACTTAGAAATCCTGCCATGTTAAATCCTTTTTAGTATCCAAATGTTGCATCGACAGGTTCATATCTTGGTTTCGTAATCCCCTTGTTGAATGTCTCCCAAACAGATGTTGATCTGGGACGAGACATCACACCATATCTTAATGAATCATAGGCGTGATCATCCACAAAATGATCATCTGTGTCATCCTTACCATCAGGATGAACAGGAATAACTTCCAGAGTAGAAATAACGTGTTTGCATTGTTCAAAAAAGAGAATGCTCGGTTTGCTGGTATATTGATCAACGAGAAGTAATTCATGAAGTCTATTCTTTCCGCCCTCACGATTCTTGTCAGAAGGCTTCCAACGAGTTCCTGCAGAGATCATCTCTTCAGCAATACTCGGACCTGTATTCCCCCGTTTATCCCAACAAGATGTATCTAGAACACCATAAGAAATATCTTCTTTGCCTTCTAGTTCTTTAATCTTTAAGGAGAGTTGACGACCTGTTAGCCCTTTGACGTACAGCTCTCGATAGACGAATACTGTACCATCTGGGTCAACTGCGTACCATAATACACAGGAGGCTGATTTCTGGGAGTACCCGAAGTCACAACTTCTAAAACGACGCCAAGAGGAAGGGATTTCAAACCTCTCAATGACGTGTTTACTGCGCCTGAATTCTGGGAAAGCAGCTCCTTCTGAGGCATTCCAATCTCCTTCAAGTAACTGTAGTCGCAATCCTTCTGGAAGTGACATAAGACCCGCACGGTATTCATAACCGAGGTAAGGATTGTCGGTGAGCTTCGCAGGAATGAATCGCCTGTAGAATATAGGAGTGCCCCAACGCTCAGGAGGAAAGTCATTATCTCCCTCAGAGACAAGCATTATATTATCATCTTCATCCTGAGCAGGGAATCTGGTGTCGTATGGGGAGGGATCAATAAACATCTTCTTGACCCAACCATGTCCCGGTCCTCCGGGGTTAGTAGCTGCTCTCATGCTCGCCATCTTCTTCAGATTAGGATCAATAGAACGGACACGAGATGCTAGATAATTCCATGGAGTAGGTGTGCTATGCTGAGTTAACTCGTCAAAACCAGCCCATGTATAAGCTCTTCCTTGGAACTGTAGGACATCCTTTTCAGTCTCACAATAAGAGAACTTAAGGTGTCCGCCCGCAGGAAATGTCCATTGAGCATTCTTTTCAGAAAATTTAGGCTTTTGGTTAGGTCCGTAGATAGCTAAACACAACGGTTCATATAAAGAATGACTTTCCCAGATTAATTCTTGGAGTTCTGGGAGAGTTCTACGGATTAGAACTCCGTTAAAGGCTTTGTATTCAATATATCTTGCAGCATCAGCTAGAAGTGCGTAGGACTTGCCGCCTCCAGCGGCTCCTCCATATAACACTTGGAACTCAGGGGCTGCAAGAAACTTAAGTTGCCTAGGGGAAGGCTCAAATATCTTGGGTTTATCACGGACAACTTCAGGAACAGTGATCTTTTCATCAAAAACAGGGCCTGAAGGGACAATAATAACAGGGGAAGAGAGGATTAATTCTTCTTCTTCTCTCTTTTCCTTGATTATAAGAGCTTTTTCTAGCTTCTTATTAGCGATTGTCGCCGCGCGCTTGGCTTTTGCAAGCTCTCTTGTAGCTTTTCTTTCCTTTTTTTCTTCAGGAGTAAACCTTACCGGCCTCTTTTTGCGTGGAGCCTTGCTGAATTGAGGATCAGATGGCCTAAGTCTGTTGCGGATGACCTTCAATCCCATATGGGAGAGGTGATATTTCCGTGGAAGACGGATTTTAGTCTGATCTGAAGCATCTCTGAGGGATAATCCTTCAGCCATCTGGTCGAGGATGTCTTCAATAACAAAGATAACATCAAGGATCGGGATTATCCTAGTATTATCTGTGTCTTTGACCTTATAGCCATAAGGAAGACGACCTTGTGGCTTCTCTAATTCAGGCCACTTCTCTAGAATGTACTTCTGATGATCAGATAAATTCACTACTTCACCTTTTTAGGCTCAAAGAATTTAAACTTCCCCGGTTTAGTACCTAACTTCCTGTTCTTTGCCGTCATAAGATTATCAGTAAAGAAGCCTTTACCCGGGACTTTATTCTGTGGACGAGTGGCGTTATTCTTAAAGTTCATCCCGTCAGTTCGGTCATCATGCTGCCATTCGAGAGGCTCTTTGTAAGTAAGAGGATTTGGTTCTTTATTCTTCGCCCGGGCATTATAAGAGTTCATTGTCTTCTCTGAGAAGTCAGCTTTCCTCTTATCGATAACATTCTTGGACTGACGACCACCTGAGTTATAGAACTTCTTAGGCATTTACTTCTTACGTGATTTTTCAGAAAAACAATCGTTCTTCTTAGTAATATCTAGATGGAACTGCTCATCCCTGCGGTCATCACCCGGAACAGGCATCTTAGTGCTATTCAGAATAGGAGCATTCTTGTTACTAGCCATTAGCACATCTTTCCTTTGGACATACGTTTGTCCATCTTGGCATCGCCCTTGGACTTTTCGACCTTCTTCATTGGAAGAAACTTCATCTTACCTTTAGCCATCTACTTACCCTTCTTAGCGAGTGAATTGAACTTCTTGGCACCGTACTTCTTACGGCCAATTACTGCAGCAAGAGCCGCTGGATCGGAAACCCCCTTCTTGGAGAGCTTTCCTTCTAGTTTCTTAAAGCGACCACCGCCGCCGAGTTTCATGCTGTCTTTAGCCACTTACTTAACCTTCTTTGGTTCAAGAAAAGGAACCTTAGCTCCTTTATTAGTATTCTTAGCTTCACTTCTACGGATGCCACGATCAAGGACAGCAAAGATATTAGCCTTACCAGTAACCTTTGTTCCAGCACCGCGAGAACCCTTTAGTGTGTACTTCTGAGAAGAATTATCGGCACCTTCCATAAATCTCTTTTTGTTAAACAATGTATTATCCTCATAAATAAAAAAGCTTCTTTAGTGTTTGCGTTTATATTCTTTGAACTTATTCTTCTTTGGCTTATACGGATGATCATGTTCAATAAAATGGGTGTTATCGAAGGGTTTAGTCTTCTTTAGCTTCTGAGGTAGATTCTTGTACGTCTTTACGGATTTTCTCAAAGGTCTGTACCTCTTTTGCAGGAAGGATGAAGATACCACCCTCAGGGATATCCAGCTTCAGCTCCGCTTCCTTCTTCTCGCCCATGCCCATCCTGTTCAGAATCATATCTACCGTCTTCAGAAGATTAGCATTAGGCATCTTGTTATCTAGTTGAGAGATAAGTGTGAACAACGCTTTCGGACCATGTACCATAAGGTATTCATTCATATACTTAAGGATATCTTCTTTGAGATTCTTTGTTACAGAAGATAAGGAGGTATCAGAAGAATAGCCCGCGAGGTCCTTGGCTTTACGGTAATCACCACCTGCTTCATTGAATAACACTTCAAGGAACTTAGTCTGTTGAATGGTCAGTTCTTTAGGTTCTTTTTCTTTATTCATACTTTACATTCCATTTTTCCAGAAATTTTGCTGACGGTGATAACACTAAAAGTAACCCCCCGGGTGGCACTCGCCCGGTCCCTCTCCAAGTATTCTTCAAGTATATCCAAGTAGTTCCAAGTATAGTGCGAGAATACTTTGAGTATAGAACAAGTATATCCTGTAGTATAGATTTCTACGGGAGAGATGTACTTTAGGAATACTCTTTTAATGTAATACTTATACTTAAACCATAGTAATCTCTAAGCATACTAACAGTAAACTATAGTATACCAATGTATAGAGATAAGTATATCTAGTTGTTATACTATCTAGTTGTTTCATTCTTCAAGAGTAGTCTTTAGATATGCTGTACAACTAGTTGAACAATGCTAGTTGAGTATATCTTCAAGTATTACCAAGTATTCCATTTATTTGTACTGTCTTAAAGTGTTTAATACTTCTCTTTTACTAGAACTATATTATAACATTTCTATATATACTTGTCAATACTATAACTGTACTTCCGACATATTTATTTTATATTACTCAGAACAAACGTTCTAACACTGAGCAAATGACATCTTACACCATAAGATTTTACGCGAGGAAACTTTTGAATTGATTTGGCGGCATCCCACGGGCTCACTGGGAAGCGTTCTCTCGGCATGTTCCCACGGTCCAACCATTCTCCGTTCCACGTTCTACAGGCCTTCCACGGGCTGAAAACGGACGCATAAGGATTGTCTCGTAAACGAAACGATAAGTTATTGAAATTATTGACTATTTCAGAAATGTCACAAATCAGCCTGGACGGATGTCAGCTAACCCTTTGATTTCTTTGGTTTTTTACGAATATCTAGACAAACCGTCTCAGAAATGCACACTTCACACATGCCGGGCGCGATTTGCCGCCCACGTTCCAGCTTTTGGAACGGTTCTTAGACAACTGAATAGTCTAACCGTATCGCGCTAGTGCAATGCTAGCAGCGCGGAAAGACGTTAAACGCTCTAACCTTAGTTATCCTGCCGGGAAACGTAGCAACGCACAGTAACCGGAAAGGGAACTACAATGAGCAAACCAGCAACTTACGAAACCAAGATTGAGCTACTTGCGCAAGTACAGACTACACGCAAGCCAATCTATGTAACCGTAACTTCCAAGCATGATTGTTTCTTCGTCCAGATATCGCGGAAAGAGGCTGTTAAGCTTATCCTAGAAGCAGAAGACGGTTGTTTCTACGCTTTAGCTTATCAGACCATGTTCTTTATCCACGCGAACTAGCAACTAAACTCAAATCCGGCAGGATTATTAAGGTTAGGGCAAATCTCAACGCTAACAGGAGTTAGCAAAATGAAGACCGTTACAGAAATGCAGCGCGGCCTAGTCATCCTTTCTGACGATGAAATCAGAATGGTGGAAGCAACGTTGCTAGTACGGGAATACAAGGCAATGTGTGCAAAGCTACGTGCGTCAATCCGG